ACCATACGTTTCCTCCTCAACCGTAAACGGTATGTGATTCAGTTGTTCATCCGTCTCCTCTATATGCGGCCCCATGGAGAGCACGGTATAGCCAGCGGCCACAAGCGCCGCTTTGATTGCGCTTGCTTTTGATTCCCACGCCGATGCCGTAAATAGGTCAACCGCGATTAACCGATCACCCGAAATTTCCTCGCTGTCCCCGTAGGTGCCTCCGCTTTCAAGGACAAGGTGGTACGTGACATAGGTTGCCGCTTTTCCCTTGTACGGAACAGGTTCAACAGGGCACCCAATTCCAGACAAAGCATCTTCAATGCTCATATGCTCCTCTTTTCAGGTCATAGGCTCTCTTTCTCGTAGTCTCCTATGACGTTCTCAAGCGTTAAGTCCATGCATGGAGGATGAACATCTTCGACCTTCTGGGCACGGCTCACACGAAATTGTTCACCGCCCAAAATCGCGATATTCTCCGCTTTGACCGATTTCAAGAACGGGCATCGGAGAAGATGTTCTATTTTTGCGTTTGCTTGTTGTGCCGCGTAATAGCGCTTAACCCCAACCGTCCTTTGGTGAAACCGTAATGTACATATTGGCGTCGCCGCTATGGTGCGAGGTGCGACGGCCTCGTAGATTTCTACGAGGCCGTCGTTAAATGTTTGTAGTTTGAGAGGGTTTTTGATCATACTAAGCCCCCTCGGTTACGACCGTAACTGTCGTGTCGATTTGGAGCGACAGCAGTTCATGCAGATAGTTCTTTTCGAACTCGTCTAGCGCTCCAGCGCGGGCATAACGTGCATAGTCAAAGAGCAGCGCACGGGCATCCCCCTCTACGGTGTAGTCTTTTGCCGCACCGGCGTGGCGGTCAAGATAAGCGATTCCTCTTTCGAGTATTCCGGTTAATTTCTTTTCCGTCGCCTCATCCGACCAGCTGATATCCAGCTCGTTTTTTGCTGCGTCAAGCAGCCCATTCGGCAACGCCATGTGCGCGCCTCCCTCTTTTGCTTACGGTTCTTTTTCGCCCTCTTCCGGCTTTTCCGGTGCGTCCGGTGCGTCATCCGCGTTCTCTGCGGGTTTCTGCGGTACGGAATCGCCTGTCATGATCTCCACCAACGGCGTCTTGCGGCCTTTGTTGATCTCCGCAATTCGCTTCTCATCCGCCTCGAAGGTCGTTCCTGCGGCGTGAAGCTCGTTGGTGTATTTGTCGACGAACTTGTGAAGCACCCTTACGGTGTGAGTCTTTTTGTTAGCCATATTTCACCTCACGCTACAGGGGTGTCTTCGATGTTGTCCACGTTGACCTTGAGGATGGTGGGCAGCAGGTTGGTGATGTCGCAGTACACGAACGCGTTTGCGTCCTTCGGGCGCCCGTTGCCGTACATCTTGGTACGGTAGACGCGCGCATCGTCAAGGAACTTTACATGATCGGAGAACTCGATCTTCCCGCCCTGGGTTCCGATACCGACGCCCATGAAATACTCTGATGCGAGGCCGATAATTGCATGGTTCGACGGAGCCGCCGCCGATACGAACGGCTTCATCGGATACGGGAAAACGTTGTTGTTCCAGCTGCCGTCCGTTGCACGGACGGTCGTTGCGGGATAGACCTTGGTGTAGTAATCGCTCGGATTCACCACCATGATCAACTCCGGCACTTCGCGCCGCTTGCTATTCGGTCCCTGCGAGATCGTGTCCAGCAGCGCACCGATGGTTGCCGGGGTGATTTCGTTGAGCGGCACCGCCGTCTTGCGCGGATAAACGCCATCCGTCGCGCCGGTGAGAGCGCGCGACATGCCCAGCGGCTTGTCTTTTCCGTCGCCGTCGACCACGACAGCCTCGACGGCAACAGCAATCGCCTCGGACAGTACCGTGCGCACCCATCTCTCCAGCCATTCGGGTCCAAGATCGAGCCACGCGTTGGAGATCGGAATGTACGCCGTTACTTTCAGCATCGAAAGGTTGATCTCACTGAACGCACCTGCCAGCTCACTGCTGATGGTTGCCGTCAAATCACCCCAGCTGGCAACACCGCTGGAAGTCGAGAGCAGCCACTTGGTGAGCGCCTTGGTGTTCTGAAAATCGATTGCGGCAAGCAGCGGGTGATTCTCCACGAGGTAATCGAGCACGCTGTTGATTTCCGTCTCCGGCAGCACCGCCGTGATCGCCGAAACGGCCATCTGTGGGTTGTTGTCCGCCATCGCCTTGGCGAGGTCGGTAAAGTACGTTTTCTCCTGTGCGGTCAGCTGCCGCACGCCGCGCTGCGCGAGCACTGCGGCGTCCGTAACGCCGAGAAGCTCCTGCGCGTCCTGCATGATGCTCGTCTGCATGTTCTGTGCAAACTCGCCCCACGCCGACGCAAATTCCTCCGTGTTGTTGTCCTTCACAGCCGTATGCATTCGCTGGAAAAGCGCCGCATTCGCCTGCTTGATGACGTCGAGATTTCTCATAGTGGTTGTTCCTTTCCGCCCAATAGGGCACTCAAAAAGTCCATGATGTTCTTGCTCTGCTTATTGGCAGGCTCATGCGTCGGTTCGGGGTTCGGCTCTTTGTTTTGCGTCGGTTCAGATGCCGTTGGCAAAGAAAAAGCCGCCCGGATGGCGGCAATGTCCTGTCTCATTTGTTCCAGCGTGTCAGTGTTTGGCAGCGGCGTTGCTTGCGGTTCCGTAAGCACGCGCATCAGCGCGCTCATGGCGCTTGCGGCAGGTTTCACGTCCTTCTCCGGTTGCTAAATCTCTGTAGCAAACCCCCACTGTAGCGCATCGGTCGGCGTTATCCACGACTCGTTTTTAAGAAGTTTATCCAACTCCTCGTCCGAAATGTTGATTTTCGCCTTGTAAGCTTCCGCTGCTGTTCTGCTCATGGCTTCGAGGGCATCCGCATACTTGCGGAGTTGATCCGCGTTGCCTTCTACTCCGCCCCATGCGTTATGGATCATCAGCAACGACGCCGCGTGCATGATTCGGATTGTTCCAGCCATGAAAACGACGCTTGCAGCTGAACATGCAAATCCATCATCAATCGTGCAGATTTTCGCTTTATGCTCAACCAGTACGTTGTGGATTGCCAGCCCTTCGGAAACGTGGCCGCCATAGCTGTTGATGTGTACGTTGATAACGTCCACATCCAGCGCGCGAATTTCGGACATGATGTCATAGCCTGAACGGCTTGCATCGTCTCCGAGCATTCGCTCAAAAGCAACCCAATCCGGCGTCAAGATATATCCGAAAATATAGATATCCGCCTCGCGGCCTCGTACCTCCATGGAATAGAATTTCTGTGGTTTTTCGTTCACTTGTTTTCACCTCCTCCCGTAAGCGCCCTAAGTGCTTCCTCGATAAGGGCGTAATTTCTTGTGATGTAATGTTGGTTAGCCCAAGGCTCGTTTATTGGTGGCCTCCCAAGAAGCTTGAGAATATCGTTTACGCTAAACGCGCCAGACCCAATGAGTTTGTCGATCTGCGTTGACGAGGACATGATGTCCACGTGCTTGACCTGGCTTGCGTCCACAATCAGGTCTGTGCCTTTGAGGTGCTCCGTTTTTCCAATCCGCTTACGCACGATTTCCTCGCGGAGAAAATCCCCCCACGGATCAATCGCAAACGTTAGTAGGTTGTCAACCGCGTCTCCTGTCCCTTGTACGTCCCCTCGCAGGAGCGCCGGAGGGATTCCAAACGCGAGCGCGGTGAAGTCGAAAATGTCACCAACCATCGCGCGAATATCTCGCGATGTCTCGTTGGTTCCTCCTTGATTTTTCCCGAACTCTTTGAAGTCGAGGCCTGTTCCTTGCGGAAGAATCCCGTTGTCCGCATCCATAAATGCTTGGTGGTTTTTGATCTGATCTTTGATCCATTGCGGCTGCTCCGTCTCTGAAACATGCCTTGGGAATGCTGAAATATTCAGAATTCCCTTTCTTCCTCTTGCATTCCTGTATGCCAGCATCCCTGCCGCAAGCATCCTCGAATACGAGGCGTTTATTGCTTCCAATGTCTTCTTAATGTCATTGTCCGCAAGCTTCCAGTAAAGCACTTCGCTCTGCGAGAACGAGCGCTTGAACGTAAAATTTCGAACCGTCACTTGCGTGAAGATATCGTCATAAAGCGTATAATCCTGCTTCATGAAACTATCTGCGACAAGGAGTTGCCCTCCTTGCTCAACCACAACGCACTCGTTATGGTCACAAAGTTGATGGACAATTTTTCGCAAGAACTGACTACTGTTTTCGTTCTTGTTCGGTTCTACGTTCCATAGATACCACTCATCCCCCTTGACCTCGTTTCCGCGAAACATCGTCTTGAACTCGCATTTGCTGATGCTGTTTGCAAGCATCGTTTTTGCCGCAGTATATGCCAACTCGCGAAAACAAGTTTCTCCGACAATCCTCATATACTGGTCGATATATTCCGCGTCCGGCATGGTTGGAGCGCTTCCCAGCACGCTTGCCAAAAATGACAAAAAGCTCAAATTCGTAACCTCCTTACCAAGTAACAGCCGGAATATCCACGAACGTGTATTCCGGCTGTTCCAGTTTTGATTCGATTGTCGCGGACGCTACCATTGCCATAAACGGGTCTGTTTTTCTGCTCTTCCCCTCGATTTTTGCAAAATAGTAGTTGCCTGTGTCAACGCCTCCGCGCGTCGCCTGCTTCATGAGTTTGACGTTGTTCGTTCCCCAGCGCTGCACAGGGTTGTCTTCCCAGACGCAGCGTTTATTATCCAAATCACTGATCATCACCGGTGCAACCCGCATCACGTCACGATTGTGTACGAGCGTGAAATTCTTGTTCTCTTTCGGATCAAACCCAATCGCCTTAACCGCCGTTGCCAGTAATGCGTAACGGAAGTTATCCGCCGCGATTCCGACGATGTTGTAATCCTGTGCCTTTTGATAAAACCACATAGCAAGCAGTTCTGCAGGTATCTCAACATCATCGACCAGTGTGATCCATCCTTGGGTTGCCCACGTTCTCCAATCCGCTTTAATTCGGTGAAGGTCGCGGGATTGCAGGCACAGCCAAGAGTGATTGATGTCCACCTTGAACCCGTCCACCAGAAAACGCATGTTCGTGCTTGCGAAGTCATTCAACATCGCATAGTCAACGCCACCGACGCACGAAAGCCCTTTGATACTCGGCATAATCCGCGGCTTTTTTTCTCCGTTCGGCAGAATGATAAATGCAGTGGCCTTGATGTTGTCGTATTTTGTCACCGGCACCGCTGCGTCCGATTGCGGACGATTCATGCGCTTTGTCATGAAGTCCGCATTCGCGCCCGGATTTTCGCACCACTCGGCGTACTCCTTTTTCATGACCGCCATGAGAGTCGGCGAATATTTCAACGTCGGGTTAGCTTGTCCCCAGTATTGCGGATTATGAACCAGTTCCTTTTGGTTCAGTCGGCATATGAATGGCAGCAGCCCATTATCCGGCGCTCCGTGGCGCAGTATTTGCGCCGAACGGTCGAGCATGGCGTCAAGTGGGCCGTCCCTAACGTCGCCCTGGCTGGACGCATAGAGTCGACGCGGGTGCATTTTCTTTCCCAAGCTTGTTGCAAAAACCTTGATGTTATCGTAGTTCTCGTATTGATGTAGCTCGTTATAAACGACCATTCCGCTGCGCATTCCGTCTTTACTGGACGGGTTCTTCGTGCGCCCTCGCAATACGCCGTTGTATTTTATTCCCGTGACGCTCTCCGCCGTCCACCGGAAATATTTGCTTAGATTCACGCGGTTCTGCGGATTGTTTAATACAGCGACAACATCGCGAACTGGACGCAAGGCCTGCTCCTCAACGTTGGCGCAGATGTCCACGTCATACTCGACTAATCCGCTATGCGGAGAGAGTAGGCAATAACTTGCGAATGCTATGTATGCATCTTTACCCGCACCACGTCCGAGTAGCAAAAGCAAATCAGGCCACCGAGGCAACCCCGATTCATTCCAAAACGTGCACATGTGCAGTGCAATGCAGAACCGTTCCCACGAAACGAGCTTGAACGAAAAGTATTTGTCCTGCCGTAGATACTTCTCCAGCAGGTCATCATCCGTGTAAATATCTTCTTCCGTAAAACATTTCCGAACATACGCTGCGAGATATTGCTGATCCTCGCAGTTCCCAATCTTGTCTTGTTCAACGGTTTCAAGCCATCCCAGCACATGACGGTTTATCTCATGGACCCTCATCGTCCTCACCATCCGCGTGTCCATCATTGCCCTTATTATCCGGCACGATTAGCGTCGTTTTGATGTTGAGTTTGTCGAGGATCGCCGTCATCTGCTGTGTCACTTTTATCTTGAGTTCAACGGAATCGTTTTTCTTTTTTCCCTTTTGCCCGCCTCCGTTGTTATAAACAACCATGACTCCGCGTCGCCTAATATCATCCTCAAGCAGGCACTTTGTGACCCAGAACTCCATGTAGTCGTGTACGAGATCAACGGCGTAGGGGCTGTTATTGCCCATGCGAATAAGCTGGTTTTTTAAGTCTTTTTCAATGTCTTCGTACAGCGGACAAGCTAAGTATTCTTGCGTTTGTTTCCGTCCTTTTACTGGCATACCCCCACCCCCCTCTCTCACGCGCGCGCTTACGCGAGCTCCGTTTTGTCGTGTACCCTGCCGAGTTGACGCATATCAATTTTCAACTCGTTTTTTAGACCGGGGGGGTGT